GGCCACCCACCTCTTCTGAATCTTCATTAGAGGTCTCTGCGATACACCAGAGGTCCATACATCATATGGGCTTGGTGCCTCAGTAAAATACTGAAGAAGAGCAGAGCGGTTATCGGTCAATGGTATTCGTCGCTGCACTCCGTTTAGGGTGCTAACGCGTACCTCGGCTCGCTGTAGAATCGGATTCCAACGACTTCTAAGATCGTTGTGAAACCGTCTAGTGCGAGTTTTGAGACCAAAAACCCCAGATCGCATAGGTACCATAGGAAGATCCTGTGGCAATGTCGACGCTATGTGTCGACTGGTGTGCAGTAAGAACTTCTTATAAAAGTTATTACTACACTCAACCGTCATAGCTAGCGATTCTGGTTTACCGCAATTCAGTCCCTTCCAATAGGCTGGGGTCACATCGACCCCACCAAAGGCGTCAACGCCGCAAGACTCTCTGAACTTTCCAGTCCAGAAAGACTTTTTGTCGTTGACCTTGAAGTGAAGAACTTCAAGGGCGCTGAATAACAGTTCCCGACAATCGGTTGGGACGATGATGTCGTCCCCAAAGACGGACACTTTCCTTGAGATACGTCTCACATTCTTTGGAGTAGCCTTTAGCTTACGTACAGTAAGTACGGTCGCGAGGGCAATCCCTAGGAATATGATACTCTCTATGGGGAAAGTACAGGCGCTTCCCATCGTTGAGAATTTTCTCAATTCGATAAACTCTGACACTTTAGGTGTGAGAGTCTGTCGAACCCGACGGGTACGACATGCGGCTAGACAGGTTAGGAGAAACGGATTTTTCCTAAAGAACTGACCAACCGCATGGCAGGTAACACGATCGCTGGCAGCCGACAAGTCGACTGTAGCAAACGTCCCAGAACGGGAACCATGTAAGCAGAGGTTTTGGTTACCAGATTGATCGCGAAAGCGAACACATCTAGAAAGCCATCCTCTTCCCATACGGTTCTCGAAATAGTGCCAAAGATTTTGTTGGCACCATTGATGACTACATGGTTCCGCGGCAATAAGCCGGGGTTTCGTATAGTCTTTGGGGACCGCGACAAGCCGAGAGAAAGGGAGCAAGCTTGCTCCACATTCACTGTGGCCATCACGGTTGTCACCGGCCCAATCTCGAAAGTTATGGTAACCACAACTGGAGATTGGGAATCGTTCGTCCAACGGATCTGGCCAGGCCATCCGGAGCAAGTTGTACTTGTCCGGCCGCCCAGCCTTTTCCGAAATAGCTCCTGGTCCGTGCCTGAACGTCCAACGATCTGGGTCGTAAGGCCCGAGCGTTGAAGTAAGAAAACTTGACACGAAGTCAAGGTTTCCCAGGAAGGCTGATAGTCCTCTGGAACGATGTCCTTCTGCCTCTTGCGAGAGAACAGATGAGCATCCCACAGAGTCCCGCTCATAAGATAATAGAGCGTGACAATCCAAGCGTTGCCCGTAAAGGGGCGATCTACTGAAACCATGGTAGGTCTCCTCAAAAAGAGCTTCGTCTGGGTTGGGGTTGACCCAAGCCAAATCTGGCTCAGGTAAACTCCTATCGATATCCTGAAAAGCGAGGACCTCGTCCTCGATTTTCTGATCACTACAAGTGATCTGCGTCTTCTTAGCAGCAAGTAAAATCTGCCGCAAGAAGAAAATCGCTTGGATATCATATCCTTCCTTCAGAGCACCTGTCTCGTGAAAAACGAGTAAGTAGAGTCCCCTAAGAAACTTAGGGATCACTACTCTATTCGCGTACCTCTTTGTTAGAGGTAACCCGGATAGTTTGTACTCGCCACCGGCAAGACATCTATCTAGATGCTTGCCAACTGCGGGGAGGTCTACAACATAAGTATGTAGACCTCTTTGCTGCACGAGACGCAGAAGACGGGTGAGATCTCTCTCAAATTCCGCCTTCAGAGTCGGGTAGGCCGATGAAGCATCCTTGAAAAGTGCTTCATAGACCTGGTTCAACTCCCGTACATGGCTTTTCGACATATTCGGATTAACCTCCGGGATATGTTCCAAGCTGTTACGGAATACACAACCATCCGTGGTTGAGTCTCCTAACGACGAGTTAGGATTCCCAGCCGAGGAGGCTCGTCAGAAACGCGTTTGACGTAACGATCATGAGATCAGCTACGGCATCTGCGAGATCCTTCGAGGTCTCGGAAGCTTTCACTTCCCAAACGAAGTAAAACTTACGTTTATACTCCGCCACTTCACCAGCCGCGAAGACCGTCTGCACAACCTCAAAGTTGTGCCTGTCCAAGGCAACCTCGCCCACTTTGGGCGAGGTCTTGGTATGGCGAATCTTCGCGTTGTACTGTGAAGTTGAGTTCTTGAACATGTACTCCGAAGAGTACGCGTCCTGGTTGATCTTCACAAGTGTGATGTCACCACCAACCTGTGGAAGAACGAGTGTATTCCCTAACATGGGAGAAATCCTCTGGCACTGTTGACTACTTTCTCCGGCTTATCGCCGTAGTGCAGCCAGCGATGCCAGGATCGACATCTTCCCACCATCAATGATGGGAAGCATAGGAAACTGAAACGGTAACACAGGAGCACATGGATAGCGCTCCTTGCGTTCGTATCTCAACACGTAGTCACTATCCAAAGTGACCCACGGTGTTGAGATCGCCCGATCTACTTTTGCATCTGTGACTTGAGTCATATGACGCATCACGCAGATCTTTTGCCAGTTCAACTTGACACTGTTGTTCGTCGCGGCGATTACATCGCCGATGTTCGAAAACCAGTCTACTAGCCACGACCACGGAGCAAGCTCCCAGGCCGCAGCAAGCATTTCATGATTTGTGATTCCCAAGCTAAGACCGTTCGCTAACTTTTTTAGCGGAGCGAATCCAAGCTGAGGGAGAACACTATCAGGCGCTAATTTCCATTGCGCCGTGCCCCATACCCTTTTGGTATAGAAGCGCTGAAATGGTCCCTGTAATAGGACCCCGTAACCGGAGTGAAACCAATGATTGGTCTCATTCTCGGTACGGACTGTCGAGTTGTCCAGGTGGCACCGTTTCTTCATGACGCGACCATCACGCAATGAATACAGCTCTGTCAGGCGATTATCAAACGCCCGAGCAAAGTTGCACAACTTGCGTAAGTCACTTAACATTGGCCGTAGAGCCCATCGCCATGATAAATGGCTTTGAGCGACTTTCTTAAGAAAGCCGTCTCCACGAACTTTGATAAGTGAAGGGAGATCCTTGAGCTCACCAATAATCGTAGGTACACTCACGTGAGGTACGTTCGGATTGGTGCCAGCAAGAATAGCCCAGGCAAGGTTATTAAGGTCTAAAGCCGTAATACCTCCCCAGTGGGCAGTAGGATCGAAAGGGACAGGTTTATCTCCGATGGGAAAGCCTACGAAGTCGTGGGCTAAAACACCATCTTGAGTAAACAACTGTCCATTCAGAAGAGGGTACCGTGTCGTCCTTGTCCGCTTTGTGAATAGATTAACTCCATTCATATTGCCTTCAAAGTCGCTACAGTCCTCCTCAACTCCATGTGTGCAGTTACCGCTGATCGTGAACGGAGGATCCGTTAGAGGAGGTACGGTGTCATAAGTTGACATAGTACCAAACTCTTGGAAACGAAGATCACGAGAACGGAAACGTGTAGGCACGTGGAGTCCCTCCCTATGCGTCAGATTCCTAAAGGGCGGACATTCTAGTCCAATTGAGAGAA